GTCTGCAATTCGGTCTTTCACGCCTCGGTCTAGCTTACGCATGTAATTGCTAGGGTTTATGTAGTTAGCCCCACTGTTAGCAAAGTACAGCATGTTTTGCGACTTACTAGGCCCGTAACACAAGCGGGGCACCCTAGCTACTGAGTCACTGCCGTTAACGACGGAAATTTGGTTGTCGAGCGTAAAAGGCTTCTTGAAACCCTTAAAAAACGTATTGGGCTTGCCAAAAGTAATCAGACTTAGGTTGTCGTGTTTGCCGTTTAACTTGGCAGCAGACAGCTCTGCTAGTGCCCCACCCAGACTATGCCCGCAAATTAGGGTGCGCTTATTATAGTCTATATACTCTTCAATTTCGTCCCACACCGATGCGTGAGCAGCCACAAACCCACCATGGCAAAGCCGACCGACGTACGGTACAGGCACAGGAAACAAGTTAAACGCCCAGTCACCTACCTGCTGCGTGCCACGGAACACTATAATGTCTATGGTCTTACGCTTAACTACGTAGGCGGTAGTAGAGGTCAAGGCAGACTCTATCTTAATGGCGTCCTTGTTCTTTTCGTTATATGCTTTCATTGACCACGAGCAGGCCATGTTAAGCAGTACGGGGTCTAGTTTCATACACCACCTGCGTGAGCAGCAAGAAAGCCTACAGCCGAAGCAAGCACAACCCAGAAAATCTTTTCTACAAAACCGTTACCTATCTTCTCAGTAAGCGATTTAACATCAGTCTCGATGCTGCCTTGGCGGTTGAATATCGTAGTAATTTTCTCATCCACGCGAGCTAGGTTAAGTCTGGATTCCTCTAGCTTTTCTTCAATACGGTCTAGCCGCTTAGGAGTAGTATCGGACACTGCGGCTTTCCTCTTTGCTGCTACAGGTTTCTTAGCTATTGTGCGTGGCATATCTTCACCTATTTAATTGGTCACTAGACTTACCATCCAGAATATTATACCCATAGTCGCCCCAGTCATTAGGAGGATCAGAGTACCGTCAATAATTAACCGTTTTTGCTTAGCCCGTGCTTCAGCAGCAGCTAGGCGTTGTGCGCGTATGGTGCGCCGTGTCTTCATCATCTCGTTATAGAAGGCTTCGCCCGGCCCGTATAACACAATGATTTCCCTAAGTTGAGATTCCATCTGCTGCGTCTTGTGCTTCGCCATCTGGATTTCTAAGGCTTGGGCTTCTACCGACGAACCTCGCAGGAACTTAGGGCCGTACTGGTTTTCTTTTTCTATCTCTAAGATTTTCTCTTTAGAATCAAAGAACTTACCTATGTACTGGGCTGTATCCTCTATCTCACGTCCGGCATTTACTGCCTTGGCAACGAGGTTGTACGCTCTTGTCGCTCCTGCTATACAGGCACTTATCGTTATGGGGTCCATCAGTACGCCCTCACTGTTACGGGGTCTGCCACACGGGGCAAACAATATGCAGCGAGGGCCACGCCTCGGGGTTCGTACCTAAGTGTCCGCTCTACCTTCCCCCTGACAATAGCTGTAGCAAAGAAATTGCATCTATTGATGTCATAGAAGTACATGTCCGAAGACTGTATCTGGCCGTTGACCAGTACATATAACAAAAATAGATGCGTCATAGGTCATACCACTACCTAGCCTTATCTTCCGCAGCGCGCTGTATCATCGCTTCTAGCTCTAGTTCGGTCATCTCATGGGTACTCCTACTGCTTGGCTATTACGGTTCTACAGGCCAAGTGACTTCGTTTGGAAAACCTTCTTGGTCTGGTATATCTCTAAGAGCTTGGCGGTATGTCGCCCATGCTGCTTGGTCTACTGGCGCGTCTATTACTTGCGTCCAATCCGACTCTTTTAGTTTAGCGTCTCGCTCTGCTCGTATTGCTTTCGCTTTTTCATCGGCAGTGGTTGTGTCCGCAGGAGGAGTAAAGACCCCGCCCACATAATTCCACCCAATACGTCCCTCAGTCGCGTCAACGAGGTTTGGCAAAATATCTAAAGATTCAACCTCAATAGTATTAACAACCACTCCGTTTTCAACTTGATGCGCTCTCATTATATAAGCCCCCAAATTACGCAACGCCCGCCGCCGCCCGCTCCAGTTGTTGCGCCGCTCTCCGTAGAGCCACCTCCGCCACCGGGAACACTACCGGGCGAGCCTGATGACGACCCGCTGCCAGCACCGCCGTCCCCACCAAAAATGCTCGATCCGCCGCTCGAATTGTATCCCGGACCTCCACCACCGCCCCCATATATAGAGCTATTTCCAAACGAGGACGACCCGCCCGCCCCGCCCGCCCCGCCGTAAATGGTTTGAAATACAGGGTCATAAGTTTGTGTCCCCCGACCACCGCCGTAAATCTGTGTCGCTCTCCCATTTACACCGTCTACGTCGATAAGAGGACCGCCGCCCCACGCTGAACTGATTGAAGTACTGGTAACTCCAGCTTCAAACCACCCACCACCCGGTCCACCGGGACCGGCAAGGTTTTGTACTCCTTGTCCGCCCGCCCCGCCGTATGCGGTAAACAATGAACCAAACGTCGAGTTTCCGCCGTTTATCCCATCTGTAGCAGTAGTGGTAACTCCAGCACCTCCGGCACCAATAGTAATAACTTCGCTTGCACTAAGGAAGGAGGAATGCAGTGAAAAAGGAACACAAGCTCCGCCCCCGCCACCACCAGCTTGCGCTCTTTTACCCCCACTACCCCCTGCACCCCACAGATATCCAGAAAATGCGGAATATCCGGGTGGTTTAGTGAATGTCTTTGTGCTGTCGATAACCAATAAAAAACCACTTAGCAAAACCGTAACGAAATCTGTTCCGTCACATTGAACTAATCTTTCCTCTCCGGGATACATAGCATAACTGGTAAGCCCATCAATAGTTTCCGACGCGTTAGGATTTAACGTAATATCGCCAGAGCCACTGTTTCTAATGTAACAAAACCAACCGCTACCCAGCGTTGCCGCTGCATCAAAAGTCTGGGTAAACGTGCCGCTAGTTATGTTGATCAAATTGCCTAGGTTTGCTACGCCCAAAACTGTATTACTTGTTCTATTAACGCGTACAATTTCCGAACCGCCACCGCCGCCACCTATTAACTCGCTTAAAGTACTCATTTATACACTCCATCCAATAGTGCCATCTATGTAACTCATGGTGATTTCACCAAAGTCCACATCGAAAGTTAAGTCTGTAGCAGAACTAGCAATATTAGAGCCGTTCCTAGCTACGGTGAAAGAGGTTGCTGACGCTGTGCCTGTGCCGTCTTTAATACCCACCGTGTCGCCTGCGCTTGGTGTAGCGGGTAAGGTAATAGTAATGCTGCCCGCTGTAACGACAATAACGTCCCCAGAAACCGCAGTATAGTCTATGCCTTTCTGTATGGGGTATGCCGCTGCGCCTATACTTGTTCGCGCTCCGGCTGCCGTAGTTGCATTAGTGCCGCCGTTGGCTACAGCAAGAGTACCCGCAAGAGTAACGGTACCTGAACTAGTAATTGGGCCACCTGAAGTAGTAAGGCCAGTAGTTCCGCCAGAAACGTCAACGCTTGTTACCGTACCACCTGCATCTGTAGACGATAAAGTGGTGTCTGAGATTTGCAGACCTGACCCTACTGTAAGAAACCTAGTAGCCCCGGTAGAGTCATCCCAGAAAAATATACGGTCAGCCTCTGGGTCTGTAAGTGATGCGCCAGTACCGCCGTTAGCAAGCGGAAGGTTTCCAGTGACCTGAGAAGTAAGGTCCACGTCGGCCAAAGAACCGCCAAGAGTTAAGTTGCCTGAGCTAGTGACTGTGCCGCTTAAGGTTAACCCTTGAACAGTACCCGTACCACCTACACTTGTTACCGTACCGCCAATTTCGGTTGGGTTAGCGTTAAGCACCGCAGCCCCTGCCCCCGCACCGTCTGTGACGATCATAACTTTAGAGCCGTTGGCCACATCTACCGTAGCGCCTGAACCCTGTTTGATCGTAATGATCTGGCCGCCGGTAGTAGCATTCTCAATGATCCACGTCTTAGATACCGTGTTTGGTCCAAGTGTGATTTCACGAGTTGCTGTTAAGTCCACCGCCGAAGTGAATTTAAGGTACAGTGAGCGCGTGGCATCTGCTGTAGCGTCAGGCATCGTGAAGGTTTCATTAGCGTCAGCGGCAATCTCTTTTGTGCCGTAGCTAAAACCGTCGGTAATCAGCTCAAGGTTAGTGTTGGTACTAGTGCCCCAAGTGCCACTTTCATCGCCAGTGGCGATTTCCTTAAGCCGTAAATTATTTACATAAGTAGCCATTTGGGCGCTCCAATTACACTAATGTGCTGCCACCCGCAGGCGGCACGCTTGTCGCGTAAATCTTTGTATTTTGACGTAAGTTTAGTGCTTCGCCGCAATCTGAACAAGTATCCGCTGCCATTTCAGCCTCATCAAGGTCATACCCACAGTTACTGCATAAAAGCTCAACTTCATGCTTGGGGTCGATTGCTGCGCCTAAATCTGTCGCTTCTTTTACTATTTTCATGCTGCTATTTTACTCCAGTTAGGGGTTTGATCTACTGGAACCTCGGTCCATCCAGTTCCGGGGTCTGGGACTATTCTGCTCCAAACCAACACATTTCCAACTTGTCCTGTGCCCTGTACGCCAATGGCGTATACCGTGGCGGTGCCTGTTTCTGTTGTTTCGCCTAATGCCGTGGTTCCTTGAACGCCCGTAACATTGACGTTGGCATCCGCTTCTGCTGTCGCCGTGCCTAGTTGAGCAGTGGCTTGTAGCCCCGTAGCTTGGATTACGTTAGCTGTTTGAGTAGTTACGGCACCTAGTTCAGTAGTTCCCTGTACGCCAATGGCGTATACCGTGGCTGTACCAATGACGGTCTCTTCGCCGAGGGCCGTGGTTCCCACCACTCCAGTAACGGCAACAATAGCCGTAGCTTCTACCCCAACCGATCCAACCTGACCAGTAGCTTCTAAGCCCTCAGCGTCTACATC